AGACTACCTTTGTCTATAGAAACAAAGAAACCTACTTACCTATCTATCGAGATAGAAGGTAGATCGAATGTATATAATCTAGATGTTGAAAGAGCAAAAACAATCCCAGAAGCATTTAGGGACTATAATGAGCTTGATGTAGGTCGTGACCTTATTCGGATGGGTGATCTAGCTAAGAAACTACGTAAAGGGGATATTACTGCAGATGAACGAAAAGAGATGGGTAGGCTTCAGAAGCTAGTAGATGATATCACATCTAAAGTCGAAAAAGGCGAAGTTAGTGCCATTGACGCAATTAAATATGCAGTAGATCAAATGGAATCGTATTCATTCCTCACGGGAAGATCTGACTATAACGACTTTGCTCTTAAAGCTTTGAGAAATAATTTAGCCGATAAAATAGAATCTGAGTTAGCTGATCTAGCAAAGAACGGAGAATTATCTAGTAAGCTGTCTTCACCCTTGATCAATGAACTTAATAGACATATGCAGAGAATACTTGGTGATAAGGTTCCGATTCTTTTCGTAGATAAGGAAGAGCTTACAGAAGCTTTGAAGATGTTAGGAGTCACTCCAGAAGGTTTGAAAGATGCATTAGCTAGACATGGTGTTTATCCAAAGGATACATCAGATCTGCTAAAAACCATTTCCTCTATCAAGGGAATAACAACATTATTAGATGTAAAGAAGCCAGCCATTCTTCTTGTAAGAAATGATCCAAATATAAGAAGGACAGCATTTCATGAAGTAATGGAGGCTTTAACTAACTCTGGACAATTACCTAAGAATGTAATGAAAATACTAGAAAAAGCTTTTAGTGGAAGAGAGCGTCATTGGAAAGAAGAGGCTGCAGACGCATTCGCTAAATATTATGCAACTGAGAGACTAGATGACGTTCCTAAATATCAGCAGATAGTCAGTAAAGTCTTTAATAAAATAAAATCCATCATTGATAGAATCATCAATTTCTTCCAAGGCTATGGCTACCTATCCCCATATGATATCTTTGAAGATATAGCTAAAGGCAAATATAGATTCCTCGATAAGGATGGGAATATAGATCCAGTAAAATATGACGCCTACTTAGGAGATAAGATAAATGAGCTGTCATTGTCTTTATCTCCAGAGTTTAGGGAAAAAGACGATAGACATTGGAGTCAGAAGATCATTGATTTTATAAATGATGTGAGAAAAGGCATCAAAGACTCAACAATGATGTCTTCTTTCGAGAAGAACTTCTTACCTCCACAGTGGATTAGAAGAGAACCTATTCAAAAATTGCTAGATATCATGATCAAATCACAAGAGAGTAGAAACCTGGCAGTATACAGCACATCCAAGGAATTTATAGATAAATACGATGGATTATCAAAAGATATGAAAGACAAATTGGATAAGGCCATTATTTACAGCGGAGAGTTAGAAGTAGTATTAGATGATAAAGAATTAAAAGATAGATTTGGTTTAGATGACGAAGCCATTGGTGCATATAAAGAATTTAAAGCATCGATGGATAAGGTGTTTAGAAACTATATTACATCAAAGCAGAGGATGATCATAGATATAATATCCAGAATGCCAGGATATAGACATATAACATCAGAAGTAAAAGATAAATTGATTAAATCTATAATCATAGAGGATCCAACTAACTTTGTTAACACAATAAAAGACATCATGAATACAACACATAAGAGTATAATACATTCAATATCCGAATTTATAGATAGATTTGCTATGGACAACGATATAGAGCTGAGCGATAAAGAAAAGAGTGAGCTAGTAGACATGCTTGATGATATAGTTACTAACGTAGATAGGTTAGAGAATTATTATGACCAGCTAACTAAAGGTTTTTATTTCCCGAGAATCAGACCAAATGGAAGATATGCAGTAAAGGTCTATAAGTATACTACATACATAGACAGCGATAGGAAAGAGAAGACTGGTTGGGTTGATATCTACAGAGAACATACAAAGAAAGGGTCAACTCTAAGAGAGAGTGTAGAGGCTACAAGAATCTATAATAGAGTAAAGCGAGAGCTACAGAAACAGGGATACAATGTAATAGAGATAACTGATAGGAATCAACTCAATGAGATCAAGCCTGAGGGCGATAATGACATTGTGCTGATAAAAGATATCAATGAGGCTCCTTCTTCGTTATTCTATGATAATGTAACGAATGAAGCAGTAATGAGATACTTGAAATACATAACTGAAGATCTAGAAGAAAGAACTACAGATGAGACTAAGAAAGAGATGTTAAAAGAGATCATAGATCATATCACTAGCAATATAGACATAGACTTAAGACGAAGAAGCATGGCTCTTTCTAGATTGATTCAGAGAGAAAGAAGAGTAGAGAAACTCAGTAATGAAGAGATGATGCCAATAATAACTGGTGGATATGATAAGAATGTATCCAGAGCCTTTAAGCAGTATGTAATAGCAATGTCAGGTAATATCTCTAGAACCAATACTGCAAGAAGTATAAAACAGTTATTTGATAATCAGGATATTAGGAAGCAGATAACACAAGATCCTAACTTATTTGAATATGTCAGAGATTATATTGATGCAGTAGGTATAAATGCAAGCCAACTTGATAGATTCTCATCAATGGCATCATCCTTGTTAGTATCTCATTTTCTAGGGTTTAGATTTTCGTCAGCCTTTGTGCAGTTAACTCAGTCGGCTTTAACTGGATTCTCAGAATTACAAGGGTTTGTTAAAGCAGATGCTGATGCTCTTAGAAAATATGAGCCAAAGAGATACCTATCAGCATCAGATGCTAAGCTGAATGAGTATTTGGAAACCCACGGGAATGTTATTGGTAGATACTTTAAGTCATATATGGAAGCCGCAAAGATAATGGCTCAATATATAAGGAACCCGTCCAGTGAAGGACTAATTAAATCTTTAAGCGAAAAATTGAATCTGACTGAAGGAGAATTATCTCTTCTTACCAAGCTAATCAATTCTAAGGTTGAAAGCGCTTACGTACTCGACCTACATCGAGAAACAACTGGTAAGGTTCCAGCATGGATGGCTTCTTTTACTAAAAACAGCTTATGGTTGTTTGCTAGAGCGGAAGAAACATCAAGAATAGCTGGAGCTTTAGCGGCATACCGATTAGCAAAAGAAAAAGGATTAACTAGAGAAGAAGCTATTGAATTTGCATCTAAATACATAGATAGAGCTTATCATATATACAACATCTTTAATAAGCCGCTTATTGCTCTGAAGAAAGATACCTCTTCTATAGTCAGAATGTTAACTCTTCTTAAGAATTATCAGATAAACTTTATAGGATGGGCTTATGATTCTCTTAAAAGGGAAAATGGAAAAAGATATGCTGATAAAGTAGTAACATCAGCCTTGTGGCACATGATCTTTGGTGGTTTGTTTGGTGTTCCTCTCCTAAAAGAAGTAGCAAACTTCTTTGCGTGGCTCCTTTCTAAAATCACAGGTGAGCCTTACGACCCAGAAAAAGCAGTAGTAAATTACATAAAGAAGAATATCGGAGAAGATGCAGGAAGAATGGCTGAATTCGGAATAATGAGCCTCCTAGGAGTGGATATGTCTGGATCTATAAGGATGGATCTCTTGCCTAAAGAATGGTCAGAGACTGGAATAGTTGATACTATTCTGGGAGCCTGGAGAGGAGTAGGCACCAGTTTTACTGAGGCTAAATTAGCTCTTGAGAGAGGCGATACTCTTAGAGCATTAACTGCATTATCGCCAGTTATTATAGATAAATCTTTAGTAGCTTATCAAAACGTAGCTAAGGATGAACCAATAAGAACTCTATATGGAACTCCAATCACAGATCCTTATGGAAGACCAGTCAAATTAAGCTCATCAGATATGCTACTTACTTTACTAGGATTTAGACCAGTAACATTAGCAGAATCATCCTCTGTTTTTCAGGCAACAGATACAATAAAGAAATTCTATACCACAAAGAGAAATTCAATCTATAGTAAGATTAGATACGCAAAGACATATGAGGATTTGAATAAGATTATCGAAAAGGATGTTAATGACTACAATATGAGAGTAGCAAAATATGGAGGTGCAGTGCCTTTAATCACTGCAACCTCCATTAAAGGTGTTCTTAAGCGAGCTAAGGGAGAACCTAATAAGCTTGCGGTTTTGATGGATGAATGGGGAGAACTGGATGAGTTAGAGGAAGCTAGTTAATCTGAAGATGCCCTTGTTGAATATCCTCAGCAAGGGCATTCAATAGATTCCCATAGAGAGAAATAACCATAGCTTTATAATCAGCTATCTCATCATAATGATCATTCCTTATACACAATAGAAATGTCATAAAAGATAACAGAGAGACTAAGAGAAGCAGCGCTTCATCAAACTCGTATTCTTCTATATGGCTGGCAATCATGGAGAGAATAGCATGTATTCTAACTCTAACCTCAGAAAGAACTTCATCTTTATCTTTACTTAGTAACTCCTTTAGATCTTTATCATTATCTGGCATGTTTTATTCCTTTCTCAATAAGTTTTCTTTCATTCTCCACTGACGCCATTGCCGTAGCTGCATGAAGAATCCCCTTCCATGAAAACCTTATAGATTCAACAATGAACTGTGCTCTCTCTATAGGGATATCTTTAGACTCAAGTGCGAATTTAAGAGTCTGAAAGGCCAGATGCTCCAGCAGAGTATCTTCAGCCTTACTCATCATCCTCCTCCTCTTCAAATGTAATTGATACTTTGAAGTTACCAAATAAAAAGGTTACATCATTAGGAAGAGTTCCTTCCATCATCCCATTAACAATTACATTGATGACCTCTGGTAAGTTCTCGTAGATTATCTCAGAGTCCTCTTCTCTTCCTAGAATAAGCCCTTCTTCTTTATCTATCTCTAATTTGAAAGTATAGAAATCGATAAACTTGTGGTTAATCTTGGCCATAGAAACCCCTCCCGTGTTCTAGTTCAAAAATTCGATCCTCAAGTTTCCTAATAACCCATTCTAAGGCGGCCTCTTTACTATCAAAATAATCTGACACAAACCCAAGAACACTGGCACCCCATTGTTCGTCATCCATTTGATAGACAATAGAATAAATCAACTCTCGCCCTCCTTTCTTTTTAATTCTTCTGGAACGAAAGCGTCTACATCTATATCTGGTTTGGACAATTGGATATCTATCCAATGTGAAAGCGCTTTCAGAACTGGGGTGATATCAACCATAACACCATCCTCTAGAATCTTTTCTACTTTCGGTTTAACTTCCACCTTAACCCTCCTCCCCTTTTAACATTTGTATGTCATAATGGGTATCTGGAATAAAAGCTTCATATTCTTCTCCATTCCAGATAACTATTAAAGCAAAACCTACATTACTAGCCATAAGTGCTATTTCTTCAAGATCGAATCTTCCATCATCACTCTTAGGGGATTCAGTCTCAACTATTGATACTCCAAAAGCAGTTTCTGTTTTCTTTAGTTCAAAGAAATGTTGATAGAACAATACCTCCTTATTATTTAGATACTTTGGAGCTACAAGTTTAACTCTCATCATTTCACCTCCTTTAAGTTAGCCCAATTATCCCCTACCTTAGCCTCTGCTTCGATAGGATACCCAACAACAAACCCAAAATATTTACGAATGTATTCTGATGTTCTCTTAGTTAGGCATTCTTTAGCTAAGGCTATTGCCTCATCAACTACATCCTCTTCAGCTTGAAAGAAAATAGCATCATGAATAAACCATAAGAGCTTAACTTTATCCTTCAATCTCGGATTGGACATATAGGCATCATAAAACAACTTCATTCCTAACAATCCTAAATCAGATGAAAAACTTTGGATAGGAAAATTGATTGCTTTTCTCTCAGCATCAGCCCGCTCACTGATATCATCAGAATAGATTTTTAGAAGCCGTCTTCTTCTTCCCAGAGGCGATTCGACATATCCGTATTTCTTCAAAAATGCTTTAATTTGATCATGATATCTAGCTACAGCTGGATAAACCTTGAAATACTTATCTCTGATTTCCTCAGCTTCCTCTAGAGTATAGGATACATCGTATGTGTCCTTAGCATACTGCATGAACGACTTGGCTGACATACCGTAAATAAATCCGAAATTTATCGCCTTAGCATGATGTCGATCTATCTTTGTAATTTGATCTAAAGGCTTTTTAGAAACAAGGCTGGCTGTTAGAGCATGAATATCTATTCCCTGCATGAAAGCATTAAGCATATTAGTTTCGTTAGCTAACCAAGCCATTATCCTCAGCTCACTCTGACTTAGATCTAAAGAGACCATCTTATAGCCTTCATCAGCAACAAAAATCTCTCGGACATAATCAATATATTCAGATCCACGTTGAGGAATCTGCTGAATTGGCGGATTAGTCATAGCCGTTCTTCCAGTTACAGTTCGATAAAGAAATGTATCAGGATGAACTCTTCCATCAGAATAGATATAGTCCATCATTGGATCTAGGTATGTGCTGATAAGCTTTTTGAGTTTCTTAAACTCGAATAGCTTCTGGACGAATGGAACATCCATAAACATTTTAAGATGCTTTTCAGAAGTGGCTGGGGCTTTGTTTTTGTTAGTGGTAATCACTGGCTTGCGCCTAACCCCAGCCTTATCCAAGAATAGATAATCAGTAATGATATTAGTTCTAGTTAATGACAGATTATCTGAGTATTTGATTTTGATCTTGTCTGGAATTAAATCTAAGGCCTCTTTTTCTATCTCATTAAGCCTCTCCTCAAGCTTTGCTTGGTTTTCCTTAAGCTTCTTGATATCAATCTTACAGCCGTAACTTTTTAAGATCGGCAGTAAATCAGAGACTGGACGTAAGAAATATGCATAGTAAGTAAGGAGCTTCTCATGACTAAGTAACTGCTTCTTGAAAACTTGATACAATTGGCTAGTAACATCTGTATCAACAGCTGAATATACAAGTAAATCATCTTTAGGAAGTGATGAAAGATTAAACCTTTTCCCTTTTGCATACTCCTTTATTCTTTCTGTCCCAAGAAAAGACTGAGCGAGCATTTCTAGTGACATAACGTCAATATTCTCATCAATTAAATGAGCCATTAGAAAAATATCATGAACAACACCATTAACCTTGCATCCAACTTTTTCAAGCCACAATTCATCAACTGGTCTATTAGCTACAACTTTATGAATATTTGGATTCTCAAAGATGGCCTTCAATGATTCTGGAATAGTGTTGTTCTCTACCATGTAAACATATACATAGTCAGATCCATTAGCCATAGAAACACACAGAAGCTTATCGCCATCCCATTCTAGATCAAAAAAGATAATCTTTGATAATCCAAGCAAAGGCTCGATCTCATGATCATAAATCTCTTTATACTTATCAGTATCAAGCTTACTCTGTCTGATATTCCCATTAAGGATCTCAGCAATCTTCATGAAGTCATTTAGAAACAATAGCTCACTAGCATACATCTCATCCCTATTGATGTTAGGGTAATTAGCATGGCATTTTCTCAGGATATAGGCTGGATGGAAAGTAGGAAGAACATTATAACCGTTTATAGAGAAAATGTTTCCCCGTGCTTTGGAGATGGAGCCAGCGCTTTTTCCTAAAACTTGTTTTAAGGCTTTATCCCCGAGACACACAATAAGCTTAGGATTAGCCTGCTGAATTCCTCTCAAAACATTTTCATGACAGCATTTAAGAGCATTTCTGATAACAGACTCAGGAGTATTTGGAGGAATTTGACACATTAAGGCATTTGCGATAGATACATCATCTCTCCTCAAACCAATAAGAAATAACATTTTTTCTAAGAGAGCCCCGCTTCTTCCAACGAAAGGCTTTCTTTGTTTAACTTCTTCTTGTGCAGGGGCTTCTCCAATGAATAAAACGCTGGCTCCTTCCCGTATCTCATATCCAACTTTATTAGACGCATTAAGAGGACAATCTTTACAATTGTCCATATTTTTTCTCCATTATTGATATGTCAAATTATGTAGGATTTAATTTCTAAGTAACTGACACACTGAATCGTCATATAACTCTAAACTTAAAATTCTATTATCAACAAATTTAACTCCTTTTCTAATCAAGGCATCATCGACATCATTGCTGTAGCAACATCTAACGTATCTATCTTTTAGAACTCTAATTACCTCTTCAAGGCTGGCTGACTTAATCCAATCTACTAACTGAGCACTATTTCCTATGTTTAAGCCAAACTTACGGAGATGCTCAAAACATTCTTTACACATATAAACTTTAGGAAGAGGTTTCCAAATATGGAGCGGCTTCATTTCTTTGTCGCAAATACAACAGCAGTCAAAGTCTCCGTGAAGCTTAATCTTGTCGTTCATTCTTCTTCTCCCATCTTTCTTTCAGTTTGATGATATCCTTTACCCTAATCACAAATAAATCATCATCATATCTCTTACCGTAAAGATGAACGATCAAGACTGGGATTTTATCCCCAGCATACCTAACAGCTTGTTCAAATAACCTAAAACCAGCAAATCTCTTAAATGATTTACATTCAATAGACATGTCCTCTGTGATAACATCAGCCTTCCCAAGAGTTCCTACACTAACACCACCAAACTTTTTAGCTATTTCCCATTGATGCATCTTTGCTCTCTTTCTATTGTTCTTCAATGTGTCCATGATTCTACCTCCGAGAAACATAGATCAATGACTGGACAATTGATAATCTTTGCATGATTAGGAGTGGGGCATAATCTTTTACTATCCCCACTTTTAACTCCATCGATAAATTTTTTCATCTGTTTTTCAAAATGCCTAGTAAGCTCAACTTCAAAAACTTTGATCGGATGCTGAACATATTCCTTAGCTACATAAACTAGAAACCCTCGCTTAACATCTAATCTGTTTTTCTTAGCTAAATAGAGGTAAGTCCGAAGCTGATGTTCATGCTTTACAATTGGAGCAACTAGAGAATTAAACTGATCCCTGGAAATCGATTTAACTTCAAGAATATATTTGTTCCCTTCATAGTCGATCAGAAGATCCATATGTCCTACAATCAGGAAGTCCTTTACTTTCAATTTAAGAGGCTCAGCCTTGATTTCATAATCTGATAAGGCCTCATGAATAATCTCTTCAATCTTAACTCCAATTGCATAAGTCATTTTTACTGCAGGTGGCAATTCATCAGAAGAATGCATCAGAACATTGTGCCTAGCGGCTAGCAGGAAGCCTCTTGGGCATGATGTATATATAGCTGACACATTGATTATGAAGGGGTCATTTCTTCTCGTAGTTGGTAGCTTTATATTGTCATAGATTAACTTTACTAAATCACTCTCTGTCATCGTCTTGCTCGAATCTGTCTGCATCGATTGATCGATCACGTTTTCTGACATAATTTAGAAACCCCCTTCTTACTTTGTTAACAATATCAAACACCAGCACTAAGTTTCTAATGTGGAAGCTTGTTGGAGTGTAGATATTCGCATATCTTTCTATATCATCCAGGCATGCTCTGATTACAAATAGCAAGCTTTCCACTTTCTTCTTCTTGGTCTTTGTATCCATGTGTTTGCCTTCGCTCAATTCTATGAAAGGAGAAGCATCAACTAGTGCATCTAATATCTCATCTACCGTTAATCTCTTACCTTTTTTGCTCATATTTTAATTCCCCACAAACCTAGGATATGCTTTGTAATTAGAAAAAAGCGACCTGGATATTTGTTAAAGAAGTGCTCGAAGGCAAACCACTGAACTCCGCTAGTCTTTCCTTTTACTTCAAAAAACACCCCATGGTCTGGAAGATAGAAATCTGGAAGATAAATCTTTTTCTTTTCTCTATCAGATAAGAAGAAAGGTTCATATTGGTATTTGATTCCTAAATTTGATAAAAACCTAGCAAAACCAACCTCATACTGACTTCTAAACCATGGAGCTACTCTATCAGCCTTAACAATGTCTTGTTCAATACCATTAAGACTATGCTCTGATTTCTCCAGATACGATTTAAGGCAATTAGCTGAACATAGAGAAGGATAGTATTTGTATAAATTGTATTGCTTGAAATCTATTTTAGAGTTACACATTATGCAATTCACTATCATCACTATCCTCTAATAAGAATGAAAGGTCTTTATTTGACATCTCTATAATCTCATTAGCCAACTTCTCTTTTACCTCTGAACTATTTTGAAGAAAGGTAATTACCTCATCCTGATTTTTGAAAACGTTTTCATTAAGCTTCCACTTATTCCCTTCTCTAATCAGTAGATTAAGCTTCCTCATAAATGAGATATACAAGCGTAGGTCATCGCAATCTCCAATCTTAAGATTCTTATATGGAGTTATGCATAACTCAAACTGAGCCGCACGCTTAGGATGACCACCAACTTTATTCTTCTCTACTTGAACTTGGTAGACGGCTATAACAGGTATCGAGTTAACCACCTTATAGTCTTTAATGTAGAATCTAATATCCATAGATACAATGGCATCTTGCATCTTTCCACCAGGCTTCACAATACCAGGTCTTCCATAGCCATCAATTCTATTTCGTATTTGGTTTATCAAAATGACAGTGATCGGCTTCTTGCTTCTATTATTCTGAGATACGAGAGGCAGAACACGTCTGAACATACTTGAGATGAGCCTTGCCTGTGGAGCTATATGACTAGAGAAAGCATCATTCTCAGCTTCTTTAGTTGGAACAATAGTAGCTAAGCTATCTATGATGATAAACCCAACCTCGTCAGCATTCTTATGAAGCTCAATAAACAGATCGACTCCCAGCTCACCATAGTCAGGTTGGACAACTATCATTCTTTCCATATCTGATATGAAATGAGAGCTCCATTTTGGATCAAAGGTATTTTCAAAGTCGATATAAACAGCCTTTCTGTTATCCATTTGAAGAAACTGATTAGCAATCTTGAGAGCCATTGTGCTTTTCCCTGTGGATTTATCACCATGAAATTCAATAAATCTTCCAATTGGAATTCCACCGCCAGTTACAATATCAAAAGCCAATATCCCGCTTCTTAGTCGCTCAATCGAAGGAACTTGATGAGCAACAAAATATTGATACTTAGTTAATATCTTATCTAAGCCCATTATCGCCCCGCCAGTTTGTTTATCTCTTCTTTCAACAGCTCTTCCGTTAACTCAGCAATGTATTTAAATGTCTTCCTGATCTCTTTATCACCAGCTTTACATGGATAAGACATCCCAACCTGCACTCTCAAACTCTCATAATTTCCCATATTGAGAGTGCTACCTAGAACAATACTTACTTCTGCTTCTTTCTTAACTTTCGTGGTTTTCTTCTTCTCCTTCATAATGCGCCTCCATGTATAGCCTTTTTATAGCATTAAGAAAATTTTGAACTCCTATATTGATAGCCGATCTCTTTCTTATACCCTCCCGATACTCTGGAACAGTATAATACCTCTCTGCCTTCTTAACTAACAATATATCCTTATTAGTTTCCCAGTAATCTTTCCAATATCTTCTTGTCTTGGCTCTCCTCTTAACCAGATTGACCATCTTTCTGAAGTTTTTGATTCTCGTCTTATTCATAGTTTATGTCCTCTGTAATCGTAGTATAGAAATTCAGCCTCTTTTGATACCAAGCTCTCATGATTGGATCCTTAGTATCAAAGATATCAACTATAATAGGAGTTCTAGCCTTAGCTCTCGTCACTCTTCCAGCTGCTTGCTTAACATCAGTCCTCGGCATTGCTAGAATTAAACAAGATAGGTCTGGGATATCTAATCCTAGTCCAGCAGAGCCATATGTTCCAATTATCAGCGGCTTATCAATCTCCTTTGTATCAGCTGTTAGGATTCCAACAGTATCTCCATTGATTCCCATTCCATTTAGTATCTTCTTCAGAACATCAATATGCTTTAATCTTTCAGTTAGGATTAAGATTCTATGGTTATTATTAAGAGCTTCTTTTGCAATCTTAGCAATCAGAAGATTTCTATCTCTAAGATTAACTAACTTATTGTAGAATTTACCAAGGTTAAGATCACCGTTAAATTTACGACATCCTACCGTGGAAGAATCTAAACCTCTATATTTGACGATGACAACACGAGGGACAGCATCAAGATTAGTATCTGCTGCACATACTTTTCCAATATGATAGATGAAGACTGATTCAGTTCCATCTTTTCTGGTTGGAGTAGCTGATAGGCCAATACAAACTTTGCTGTGAAACTTACCTGCTACAGTATTAAAGTACTGAGTAGATATTGTATGGACTTCATCATAGATTACAATTCCGAACTCTTTCTCTAGAAAATCAAACCTATCTTTACAGATCGTATGCAGCATAGCTACAGTAAATGGATGCTGGTAATCACATTTGTAACCACGGATAACCCCAACGTCATTACAATTAGTAAACTGTTTTATTCTCTCAATCCACTGATTCATTATGACTTCATTTGGGACTATGATTAAGGTCTTAAGATTAAGGTAGCAGGCAAGATAAATTCCGATAATAGTTTTCCCAGTTCCAGTAGCTGCTGAGATAATGCCACCATTCGGATGTGTCTTTTCGATATAGTTTATAAATTTTTCAACTAAAGGTTTCTGATTATCCCTAAGAGTTATCTTATGTTTCACATTCAAACTTTTCCAACCAGCATCTTCTGCTGGCTTATTAACCAAACCTCTGGGAATCCATAGCAAATCCTTCCCACCATCCTTAGTCAATGGAATCTCAAAATTTTCCCTGGAATTAACTACAGTTAGTTTCTCCATAAGATAATTTTTCATTTTAGTTCTCACTAAGGCCATAGCCTCGACTTTTACTACTTCATCCCAGAGGTTCATTGTTCACCTCCTATCTTAGCAAATCAGCAAGTCCTGGATTAACATTGATATCTTGTTCTGAAATTTTTGTATCTGCTCCTAGAGGAAGCGTATAAAGCCCTAGAGCCTTGAGTTCTTCTTCTGTTGGTGGTGCTAAGACCTTTTCATATTCAAACGGAATATGAGCATCAGGAGCAATTTTAGATAGATCAACTGGTTTATCACTAATTACAGTAAAAGAGTTTCCACAATTCACAGTTCTGCTACCACCATACCGCTTAACCCTCACGGAAATACCAACCAAAGATCCAAGCGATTTCTTCAGATCAAAGATCATCTCGATTGCTTCGCCTTTAGCTGGAAATAGAAGCTTTCTATTTCTCACCTCTGTTCCATCCTTGTATTTGATAGTCCGGGTATCTATAACTGTGAAGAATGAGGTTACAAAAGATGGCTTGACTATGTTTTTTAACATCGGATTCTCTCTGGCCTGACACAACGGACATACTTGATAATCCTTTACGCAGGTATAATGCAACCAGGAATTATTGATCGATACTTGATGCTGTCTTACGAAGAACCCAAGATCGTCAACAAAGATGATTACCGCCTCTTCAGATTCCCGAAGCCAAAACCGAGGAACAACCCTGCTCTTCCTAACTTGAGCAAGAGCATCCTCCTTCTTCTTAGCTTCCAACGCTTCCTCGCCAACTAAAAACCAACTAGGTTTAGCCATGACGCTCTCCTTTCTTTTGTTTGATTAACAATGCATATTATACCATTTTAAACTTTTTTTGTCAACATATTTTTTGTATGGAACTAATGGCTTCATTCAGTCTGCCAACCTCGACAATTTCTGCTGGATCTTTTAGATCTGAATAATTTGTGACAGCATAGATGTCGTTAAAGAATTTACACTCATCGATTATTTTTTCTTTGATTTCATTTCCAGCTTTATCATTATCAAAGAAGAGAACTATTGGTTTAATAAGTTTCTTTATTGTCTTTATCTGGTCATCTGATGGAAATCCCTGACACGCCCAAGCTGTTATCCCGTATCGGGACAAAAGTATTGCATCTCTTTCTCCTTCGCAGAGCACAACCTTTCCGTTTAGCTTCCCTACCTTATCCATCCCATACCAAACGCCTAACTTTTTTGTATTAGCTGATCCTTTATGGTAGAAGAAATTTTTCCCTAGAATTGTTCTGCATTTTACAGCTAGAAGTTTCTTGTTCTTATCATATATAGGAAACATAATGGTATTTTCTGATGGATTATATCTTATGTTCCATTTCTCTATATCGCCTTTACTAAGTTTTAAAGTAGGAATCTCATCTGGAACATCAGCTGAGACAATAACATTATCTAGATTTACATAATCAATATCGATATCTGAGATGTCAGGCTGGTAATCTGGACATGGCTCATTAGCCTTAATAAAATGTTCTAGCACCACATCATAATCATAAGTGTAGGTTGCTAACAACTTAGGTAGATCCTTTACCTTCCCTGAGATATCACAACCAAAACAATGGAATACGCTCTTATACCCAAGCTTGATTCCAAATGATGGTTTATTGTCCCTCCCTCTATAATGCCTATACTTCTCAAATGGACATGTTCCCATCACATTCTCTCCAGCCTTTCTTATCTTTCTGCAATTAAGCATTTTCAATACCTGGATTGCAGCTGATTCGTTCATAGAGCCTCCTATTTTGGTTTTAGACGAAAAGTTTTCTTTAAAACGATAAAACATATTACCCATACCTTAAGATGCGCTCCTGGAGCCTAAAAATGGCCTTAAATTCGATTTTTAGATTTTAGCTATATGGTTGGTTGTAAATTCTCTTAAAAGTGTCACGATAGAGCCGAAGGTAAGCATGTATGTCATCACTGTGATACTCCTTATCTCTTATTGTGTTGTAAACTAACTCTAACAAATCTTCTGGCGAATAGAGAGTGATGTCATCTATCTCTCTAAATTTGTAATAAAGCTTAATGATCTGACTCAATCTTGTAACTTTCCTTCTTGGAAGCCCCGGGAGCTTCTTAGGTCTAACCATTGTTCATCCTCCTCTTCTTCTTCGTTTATATCATCATAATAGATGATCTCATCATCTTCTTCTTTCTTGAAAGGCGACTTCTCCACTTCTGAGAAGTCCATATTTTTAAAATCCCAATTGATGAAGAAAGACCCTATCTCTCCGTCACGATTAGCTAGGATCACTATTTCACGCTGGAGAGATTCAATATCTTCCTTTAGGCCAACGACGCCACCAGCAATTTGACCAACTGAATCCCCGTAGGCGATATTTGAAATTGAAATTTTCTTGCTGTTCGTTTGTCTGTTGAACTGATACGAAATTACAACTGGGATGTTAAAGGACATAGCTAGCTCTTTGATCTCGTTTACAACCTCAGCTACAGCTTCCCATCCAATATCTAATTTGCTTTTTCTTGGTTTTAGTAAGTAAGCTCCATCAATAAAAAGAATGTCTGGATTATGTCTGATAACAGCTGAAGCGATAGATGATGTGTCTCTTCTAAGCTTATCCCCAACTAAGATGAAATTATCTATGCCGTAGCATGCTTCCTCATATTTCTTAAGAGCGAAATCATCTAGGTTGAGTTTTAAGGCACTTCTGATATTAAGTTTAGCTCTCTCAGCCACAAATCTGGCTAGGATTCTTGATCGGCTCAATTCAGTGCTAACGAACATAACTTTATACTTCTGATCAATGGCATGATTAGCACTGTAAACTAGAAGCATCGTCTTTCCAGTCTTAGGACGTCCACAAAAGACATAAACTTCTGACTTCTGATAACCATCAAAATAGAAATCTAAAGATGGCCATCCAGTAGGAATTCCTGAGATTCTCCGAGAGATGCTTCTAATTCTGTATTTCAACACTAGATCTTTGAATTCGTTAAACCCAATAGTCACATCTTCAGTATCATAAAGCTGATGAGTTCTGATAATGTTCTCAATCTTATTGTATGCATCATCAGGGGTTATTTCTGGAATAGAAAGTATCTGATGTATCTTAGTCAATGAAAGCGCTTTCAGACGGAGAGTGACCATGTCCTTCCAATAATCAATTGGATATTCTGCACATAGTCTTTCCTCATCCTCATCCAGATTGATGATAGATGTTGGAGGAAGCTCTGAATACTTAGAAACAAATTCAATTATCTCATTGTATTTAAGCTGCTCTTCATGAGTTAAGATTCTCCTATAGTCGATCGATGTTATGGTATCAATATCCTTAGCCTCTAGTGCTTTATAGAGAAGAAGTAAGCCGCAATTAGGCTTTAGCTTCATATCTGAGCTCCTTAGCTTTTTCTTTCAGTCGCTCTACTCTCTGATAAAGCTGTTTCCTCATCATGAGTGGAAGCTGATTAAAGGCTGAGACTGGAATAATAACCGATCGGCCTTCTTCTTTTATCTCCAGCTTAACTGCATCTTTGGAGGGGATATAACCTTTAAGAGTAAATCCATACTCTTCCAATCTTTTAGTAGCATGCTTCTTAAGCTCCATTAAGATCTGATCAAGACCTAGCAAAGTAAAGGATGGTTCCTTTGTGTTAATCCCAAGACTCTCTAGAAACTCACGATACTTATCATTTCTCTTTTCGATAGTCTGAAACAGAAGCTCATGGCTCTCAAAGAAATAGCTAAGTAGCTCATCCATCTTAAGCTTATTGTTATTGCAGAATTCAATAAACTTCTTAACCTTAGGATAGTCCTTCTTATCCACAGTCTGACCAGTAATTACCTTTATCTCGTTAAGGAAATACTTGAACTTCTTCTCTGGCTGAACACCGTCCCTTTGCTTCTGGATAGTCTTTCTGTGCCTTTTCTTAATCACATCATTAAGAAGATCTGTGTCCATTACTGCACCTCCTGATGAATAGAAGTATCGTCCTAGCAGCTTGGATTTTACCCTACCGCCTAGCAGTTCTTCAAGAAAAAACCCTTGTTTGATATTACTTAAACTTTGTTTAGTGTCATCAAAACCAAAAATTCTTTCTTTTCTTCTAACCATATCCTTATCTTTAAAAAAAGAACAATGCTTAGAATTAAATAAATAAATGGGTGGGAGGGAGGGAATTTCCCTAAGCATTTCAAATTTTTTATTTTCAAAATCTTTAAGATTGAAATCTTCTAGATCTTTATCTTTGAGATTTGAATCTTTCAGATTTTTATCTTTGAAATTTCTATCTTCAGATTCCTCATTTTTGAAATCTTTGATTTCTGATTCATTGCAGTTCTTCAGGTTTATTTCTTTATTTATTTCTTTATTTATTATCTCTTCAGGCCTTTCAGAATCTATATTTTCTTGAAACTGACAGGACATAAAAGTCCCCTTTTTGGGACATAAAAGTCCCCTTTTTGGGACATAAAAGTCCCCTTTTTGATGGTCTTTTTGGTAATCATTATCATCTTTATCCACTCTAACGAATATGTATGCAGGGGCATGTTTGTAGTCCACGAAAGCCCGATATGCTGTGTTAGGCCTGACGGCATAAAGCTCTCCTCTCTCGACTAGTTCTAGCATACCTTTGGATTCAAGATCTCTTAGCATTCTTCTGATATGCCTAACCGTAACGCCTAGCTGCTCTGCTAGATTGCTAAAGAGCGGCAATACTTCCTTACCATTGCCTAGATCGAAGAGGATATCCATCAGCCTTAGATACGAGATTGGCATTGGATAAGGCAGTGCTAGATAGTTAGTTCTACATCTAATAAGTGTAGTCTCAGCATCCAGCAGATCTTCATCAATCATTACCAGATTACCTTCTTTTTTGAGTAAACCTAACTTTAACATTCTCTTTATATCTTTCTCGATACTCTCAGGATTCACATCAATGTTAAATGCTCTTTTAAGGTAATCTATACATGCATGCTTCAGCTCACTTGCCTTAACCTTTCTGAGTTTTTTTGCGATGTGCAGATAAAAAATCCATTTAAAGTTCTTGACTTTTGGTGGGATCTTATGGTAATCTATTAACTGTTCATATTTAGTTTTTTGTTTTTTCATAACATTACCTCCTTTAGGTTTGGCTCTTAGCACACAACGTGCTAAGGATCTCTTAGCCATGTAGGCCTGGGGGAGGGGATCCCACCAAAGGATCCTGCCTCAACTTTCATGGTGCGCCTCCTTTCTGAAGGTAGCCTTTGCAGGCTACCTTCCTTATTTTATGAAAGCGCTTTCATAAGTCAAGCTTTTATTCTTCGTCTTTTAAGCAGGCGATTAGGTTAGCCAGCTTCATTCGTATTGCCTCATATATCGGGAAGCCTTGGGTATAGTTAACCGATTTAATGAACGGCTTTATCTCTGGGAAGGCTTCAATAATAGCATGTTCAATTATATAGCCGTCGTCACAGTCATCTTCTCCTGCAAACCAAATTTCAAGATCCTTAGTCTTGGTCTTATCCACACTGATATGAGTAAAGAAGCTTACCTCGTCAGCGATATACTCAGCTAATTCATCCTTTAGTGTCTTAAGTTCGCTCAAGGTTTTTAGAAATTTACGGATCTTTTCTCTTATTTCCATGTAGCGAATCAGCTCCTTTATCTCATCGAAATCTTCTTGAGAGCACATTGCTATGAAAGAGCGCTTATTATCTCGAAGGGTCACTGTGTATGGCTTACTTTTGTAACCGTCCTTAGCGAATTCTATATCCTTAAGACTATACTTAATAAGCTCTTTCATTACTTCTGGACTTACGAAAACTCTACCGTCACGATCTACAACCAATACACCTTCTTCCCAAAGGTTGCTTAGTTTCTCTGAAACATCTGCTACTTCATTTATGATTCTCTCAATCCTAGCTTTTTCTTGTCCTTTCATGTTGCACCTCCATTTATTTTAAAAATGTCCTGATTGCTTCTGCTATCTTACTATCCTCTGGAGCATGATTAGTGATGAACTCGGCCATGATATAGACGATTGCTAGTTCATCAGACTCTGTATGTGCCAGCTCTTTGGCAATTTCTATTGCTTCACTTATTACTTCTTCTTGCTCTGAATTAAGTTTAAAGGTCTTTCTCACAGTCTCATTCTTTAATCCACGCTTTTTATCGACAATCTGCTTAGCCTCTCGGTAGCTCTTATCCTTAACTTCCTCTATTACTTCTTTTAGCTCTTCAACATCTTCTTCATCTTGAGCTAGAGCTGCTATTTCCTTGAACTTAGCCCAGCCTATGTCCACGATTTCGTCTTTCCTAAGTCCATACTTTTTTATGGTCTTACCAATTTTTGCTCTATACAGAAATACCTCGTAGGAAATTTTGTTCTTCAGTTCTTTTTCGATATACTCTTTGAGACTCTCATAGCCCATACCTTCCCATTCCTTGCTCTCATAGATCTCATGAGCGAGGACAGCAATATCGACCCAACACTCAGCTTCTTGTTTAATTGCTTCCTTTAGCTTTTCTGTTGTAGTTACGACTTTCAGTTCCAACTTAGTCTTCTCCATCGTTTTAACTGTTGCCTTATTCATTCTTTCCCTCCTTTAGCTTTACTGATACTTTCAATGTTTCAATCGTATTCGTTACTAGTTCTACCAGATCCTTCTCAGAGATATACTTTTTCAATTCGGTGACGAGCAACTTTGAGCATTCAAGATACTTGTCTTTTCCGAGCTTCTTGAATATTTTCTCTCTGTCGTATTCGTAAGAGATCGTTTTGGTTATCTTAGCTATGTTCTTTGTGCCTTCGTAAGTTCCCTCCCCGAAATTTTCTGTGAGCCATTTTTTAATCTCATCGGCTTCCTTTTGATACGTTTTGATCATCGCTGTTAGGAATCCGAGCCTATCAATCTTTTCAGCCAGCATGTTTTCTTTCTTTCTCAAAACTGCCACTTTCTTCATGGCTATTCCTCCTTTTTGATTTTGTCTGATTTTACCTTCCCTAACAAAAGATTTACTACTAACCAAACACTTATATAAGCTTTAAAACTTTCGACCTCCATTTCCCACTTTCAATAAAATCTTCCACGTCCTTGATTCCTTTCGCAATTGCATACTCAGTTAATATCTCTAGGAACGGTTTCATCTCTTCACGGAATACATGTCCCACAACAAAACCATCCCAGCCAGATAGAAATGGGCACAATATACAACCGACTCGCTTCATTCCATACCGATATGCTCTGTTAACAAAAAGCTTTCGTTGGAGAATATATTGCCAAATGTCGTTTAATGTCCAGTTCAGCATGACGTTAAAATTAGTTTGTCTTGTCTTAGCATCTGGCTTATCTAACACTGAATATCTGGCTCTTAAATTACTCTCTGATCTTCTAGTTCCAGTCATAACGAGTATCCTTCCATCCCCAACAATGCTCCTCATGAGCTTCAGGTTGGGCTCAGATTTATGCACACGACGACACCATCGGTTGAATCGATTCGGAGGTGCGTATAGTCTCCAAGTTTCTGTAGCAGGTATTTCAGATCTAGCTGTGTAGAATGATAGGTTAGGGTATCTCTCTTTAGCTTTAGTTATAGCTTCATGTGTAGTAGATACTTCCATAGTAGTATCATTAAATACCACGATAAATTCGTCTGGTGGGACAACTCTATTTACAAGATCCAGCAGCACGGTAGAATCTTTTCCACCAGAATATGACACGACAACAGCATCATATTCTTTTTTGTGTTTCTCAATAGTGGATGTGATAAGGTCAAGTGTGTTATGAACAGTATAGCTTATATCTTTCTCGATCCATTCTGGTTCTATACTCAGCATGCTCTTTCTGATTTCGATATTCGGCCTCGAAAAGATTCCACCTCCGATTGTCTTCATCACTACATCACCCCTATAAAAGTATCTTCTACCATTAGCCCAAAGCACAGGTTGATCAGTTATGGGGTAATCCCAGTAGGTTGATAACCTTAGCAGATCTAGTTCTTCAGAAAAGACAGGTCGTAGTCCTGTATCCATTTTATTTCCTCACCATACATCTTTAATCCTAGGCAGGGCATAAGCCCTGCCTCTTGTAATATTTACGATAAGATTACTTCCATCACCATTGCTCTATATCTGTTGTCAGCAAAGATATCAATCCACTGATCGCCGTTGCTTGGATAATACAGCTTAACATATTTATCTCTAACTGGTTTTAGTGCATCGATCAGAAATTGAATATTGAATGCTTTCTTAGAATCCACTGGCTTATCTATCACAGCATCTATCTCCATCGACATATTCGTGTTTCCATATATATCACATGAGCTTAGCTTTATAGCATTTGGATTATCCTGACTTGTCTCAATATATACATATTTAGTTTTTCCTGCCTTTTTTATTTGCTTCAACGTATTAACAAGCTTCCTAGTCTTTACAGAGATTATATTTTCCCATTCTTTTGCCAAGACTAAATCATACTCAGGAAGTAAGTAATCTGTGCATATTATTTCGATTCGATAATTTCCTATTTCTATGGCCATTGTCTTATCATTCACTCCAATCTTTCCAGATTCATCTTTCAGCACGTTCATGGCTTCTATAAGAAACTTTGCTGCTTTTGTTGTTATCTGTGTATTACCTGAGATACCACAAGGCTTTGATAATTCATATCTTGCAAGTCTAAAGTTATCACAGCAATAAAAAATTTTTCCATTGACGATATGAATTGCATCAACTGCTCCAGTGAGATTATCTTTTTTTGGTGCAGCATGGACAACATAACTTAGTGCTTCCGCAAATTCTTTGGTAGAAAACTGTTGTAATGGTATGTCTTCTGGATCTAGTAAACTAAATTCATCATCTATATCTGTTGTTAATTTAAATATTTTATTGTCTTCACTTTTTATAGTCATATGTATTCCGTCTGTCTCAATCATTACGGAGTTACTAGTTTTCTTGATTTCATTGATAATGTTTAACATGCTGCTCTTATTGATTGCTATGTTGCAATCGTCACCTTCTTTATCACACTCAATCTTTGCGTTAACTTCCACAGTAGCATCCGTTGCATATACCTTAGCTACATTATTAGAGAACTCAAAGAAAATTTGTTTAGATGCCTCAAATGTTTCCCGTTGCATTTTGTTTACTATTGTTAAAACGTCAGCTAATTTTTTTACATCAAATTTTATAGTCGTCATGATGCGCCCTCCATACTGTTAATTTTGGGATGCTATTATTTTAGTGACGATTCCCAAGTTTGTCTTTCTTCCATATAATCTATGAGTGTTGCGCTTATATCTCCTCCTGACCATAGAAATTTCTCGAACTTGCGCCAATTTACCAGGCTTTTTATTGGTCTATATTTACAATATTCAGTAATCATATCTACAAGAGTAAGTGTAGCCACGAATGTTCTGTAGGTTAAAGTTCCCTTGAATAGTCGAATCTCAACGGAATGCTTTCTGTTGAAATTGACTGCAAAAGGAACTGGCTTACCATCTTTGTCTTCTATCTTTATCAATGCTCTTATGATATTAGTATGACCACGTCTAAGACAGTATTTCCACAACTCTTCCCTTTCTCGGCGTGATAATAGAACAAGCTTATTCCAGTGGCGTTCAAAAAAGTAAAGCAATTTTTCTTCTGTGAGAACTATTTCCTCTGGAGTATCACCTAAATAATTCTTGTTAATATGGATATGTAAACTACATGTAGGTGATGCCTCACTATAATAGTTATTCTCGGTTAGATACTCGAACGCATAATCCCATTGTATTGAAGAAAGATGATATTCCAGCGTGGCAGGATGACTAACAATTTTGAAACCATCTTCTATTGAAAGCGATCTTTTAATATAAACATGTTCATTACCTAAAATCTTGAGAATTTCACTGGCGTGTTTGTCGTTCTCTCTGTAATCGCCAGGGCTGCTCTTAAATGTCCGCTCGACCTCCAATTCAATACCTAACAGGAGGTCTTTTTGAGGATTGCCACCGAAATAATTAAACTTGTCGGGTCTATAATTGTAATCTTTAATACATCCCTTCATTGTCCAGCCCTCCTCACTGTTTATGACTAATCAACGAAAGCGAATGCTCTGCAACCGATCACGTTACCCTCGGAATCCCGCACAAGATCATGTGGGACTATAAAATCATACTCGTCCCGCTTTATGATCTGTGCGACTGGAAGCGCTACCACGTAATATGTGTTTGGCATGAATGGTGGAAGCTCAGTAACAGAAAAAGACTTACGAAATACAGAAATTCCACATATCTTCCACCAATAGTCATTTTCCTCACGGAGCCTAAGCGGCTCGGTCGCTTTTGGAATTTCAAGAATAACTTCCCCACTTTCATCAAGAACTTTGATCGCATGTGGGGTTGTGTTATAGATCTTAATTCCATCGACCTCAACACAACCAAATCTTTCTTTCATAACTAGTCCCCCTTTTTCGTGTTATCCCCTGTTATTAACCTTTCCTTCCTTAGTTTCAGCGCAATCTTAGCACATCTAAAAATTTTTGTCAACCATAAATTTGACTTTCTGAAAATAATGGTGTATTCTAAAATTGATGGCTTTTTAAGAATCATTATCATTGAAAACGCTTTCATTTTTTCTGGAGGGATTGATGGATAATTTACCACAACCGATGGAGCACCAACGAGTAAAGCTTGATTTTGATCCTAAGACCTTAATCGATCTAAGAAAGAAATACAAGCCCAACGTATGGTTTTTTCTAAAGGAATATTACATCACGGGAGACATCGAAAAAGCGGCAAGGAAGGCAAAGCTTAGCAAGAAAGACCCTTACTCGAAAGGGCTTAAGCTCTTAGCCGACCCTGGTATTCAAAAGCTTCTAGAGATGATTGAGTATGAAACGAAGCTTCAATTTGACATTAAGCTTTCTTACTTTATTTATCATCTAAAGGACATTATTGAATCCGAGGAATCACGGAATGCTGATAAAGTCTCAGCGCTTCAGCTCTTAGCCCGCCTCACTGGCCAGCTTAAGGAAGCAAGCATTGAGAACAATAATCTTGTGATTTTGAAGTGTGAGCCTTTTTCAGCGCATAACATCGAGCCCACAGCACATGTTATCGATATTGAAGAGCCTTAATGACTGTTGCTTTCTCAGCACAGGCCATGCTACAAAATACAAATCCCTCTAGCCAAGCTTTGCCTCCCGATATGGCCGAGATCTTGTATCAAGCATCGGGTCAAAGAATCGCCTTGACAAAATTTTAAGCTTATGTTATAGGCATCTTGTAGTCATCAAACAGGGACAACAAACAAAGGGAGGCGTAACCATGATTAGTGCAAAACAATTCGTATGGAGAGGGCGTCCAAGGCTTGACCAGATCATTGTTAGCACTGATGATCAAAGTTACCTTGTGTCTTTCGACAGAGTGCTTGCCAGTAAGGGAAAGCGTGGAGTGTTCCTTTACCATAACTGGGACAGATACAGGTCTTGGGCGTTATGGGTCAGTCGCTTCCTTGCTTATCCTCTAAAAGAGATTAGGGAACGGATAAACAAGGGAATTTATAAAACTGTATATGAAATAACAATTGAATAAACGGAGGTCTAGCCATGAAAGTTTCTTGGATTGACGGAAGCGGAAAATTGACCATAGAGAAAAAGAAAAGCAAGACATATATTGAATTCTTAGGCACTCACGGCAAATTTATGCCTGCTAAGTTACTATCCAGTGTGCTCGATCTAGCTATTCCAGACTGGAGAAAGATTGCGGAACGGGAATTCAAGGCCAGTCGTAGGTTATGGGAACTAGACATTCGGCACAGCTCATTTGATAGTGTTTACAAGCTTTGCCGAATGAGCAATCGCTTAACGAACATTCAAATAACAGCGATGTTAGGCAAGACAACATCAGGAAGGATTTACAAATTCAAAGGCCTCTTGGGAGATTTACTTCCCATAATTGACAGACTCATGGTATTCTATCAGCAAGAAGAAAATCCGCTTGTTGTTGGAATAGATCAATAACCAGATAACCAAAAAGGAGGGCGTATCATGGAAGATTACACAGACATCAGTTTCAGGTTTAAGGAAGCGCTTCACGAGAGCAAGTATGTTATCGCCAGGCTATGGTATGAATACAAAGAGCGGTGCCTAACCGCTTATGTTGACCATCTCCTGCCATATCTTGAAGAAGCGGCCGATGAACAAAATCTAAATCTTGATGTGGAGCGCTTTCGGGCTTTATCTAACGTTGAAGTTTCTAATCTTAATACACTCAAGATGCTTCTTAAACGTTATTATCTCTTGTCGCTCAGGACATATTGATAATGAATACCCATTAAGGCAAGGATTTAATCCTTGCCTTTTTCTTTCAATCCTTGTCATTTTCGACACGAAACATGACGCAAAACATG